CAATTGGACTATTCCCGGCGGTAAGAGAGCCTTTCTTGCTAATAAGAGTATGCAAGATTCTGCCGCCGTGGCACTTGCTGATAGAAACGTCTCAACATTAGAACGTGCAGGAAAACTTGACACGAACTCTAGTCCAGAGCAAGTTGCAGGCCTTGCGGGTGCTTCACATCTACTTGGCGCTGGCGGAGTAATTCAAGACGGCTTAGCAGGCAAAGACGGAAACGGAACCTCCGGGTCGTCATATTACAAGTTAATGGGAGGCGCAGTATCTGGTAATAAGGCTGTTGATGTTCCTAAAGATCTTACAACTGGTACAGGTAAAACAACTAATGCTCGCGGAGATGTAGTATCGGCTGACAATAAGCCGTCATCTGCACCGTTTACCGGAGCAGGAGTTACTCTTAAGAAGACTGGCGTACCTGACAAGGTATCTATCACAGCCGGCAAAAAGATAGAGGCAATAAAACTACCAGTTGTTAATCCGCTAACACAATTTACAACTTTTAATTCTATAATAACACTTAGTAGTTTATCACCAGACCAATATAACTTTCCTGAAAAAAGTTATAAGGCAGGTAATATTGGTAAAGTAGTTTTAAGAAGTGCAGGCGCCGGCGACGGCGCACAGAAGACTGCATTTACAACGTCGTTTAACACCAAAGGCCAATATGATTTTCATATTGATAATTTAGAACTTAAAAGTTTAATGTCTTTTAATGCAGAGACTAAGGGGACAAACTCTAACTTAATATCGTTTGAAGTTTATGAACCTTATAGTATGGGGTTATTTCCGCAGGCACTTTCACAAGCCGCACTAGAAAACGGACATCAAGCGGGCCCTGCAGGAAGTCCGTTCTTAATAACAATAAATTTTATAGGGTGGAATAATGCAGGTACATCCGTAACTATACCTAACACTACTAGACATATACCTGTAACTATTACTGATATAGACATGACTGTAAAAGCATCAGGGTGTGTTTATAAAGTACAAGCATTAGCAGCCAACGAAATGGCATTAACGGATAACAACAATCTATTTAAAACTGACATAGCCATATCAGGATCTACAGTTCAGGAAATTTTGCAAACTGGTGAGTTTAGTTTGCAAACTGTTCTTAACAAACGTTTACAAGAAATGGCATCAAAAGAAAATGTAAAAACAGCATATGACGAAATTGTTATAGTTTTTCCTAAAGATGTGTCAGAGTCAGTAACACCTCAAAAAGAAGAAGAAGGTTCTGCTAAAAAAGATACTAGTACACCCGAAACAAAAACTGTATTGCCCAGCGCATTAACTGTTTCTAGAGCACCGGGCGCATTATTAAAGCAAGAGAAAGATTCGTTGAATTACATTGGCGCTAGTAGTATGGATTTTAATTCTGGGCAGGCAGGCGAACCAGAAGTAATTAAATTAGACAATGCACACACTGATGCAGGTAAACCTGCGCAACGAGATAAAGTTACGTTCAATACTAAAACTAGACAGATGATGTTTAGTCAGGGAACTACAATCGTTAACGCAATAACTAAGGTGCTTACACAATGCAAACATTGTAAGGACGTAATCGGAGATCCTCCAAAAGTTGACGACAAGGGCATGATAGATTGGTTTAGAATTGAAACACAGATATTGCTACAACCTCCGTTAGAAGGAAATACAGGAAAGGGCGAGGCACCTAAACTATTAATTTTTAAAGTAGTGCCGTATAAGGTACACGCGGCTAAGAAATTATCGCCTAATGCTGAACCGGTAGGGTATGATGCTTTAAAACAAGAGTCTGCTAAAGTATATGATTATTTGTACAGCGGGAAAAATACAGAAATTTTAGATTTTGATATCTCATATAAGAGTGTGTTTTTCTCTACTGCTCCTGCTGACCAAGGCAAAGCAGATGCTAGTGCAGGTACTAGTAAACAACAAAGTCAAACAGGCGGCGACACCAGTCCTAGTACTCCAAACGCGGCCCCAGGCCAACATGAAAAAGGAGCAGGTCGAAATGTTCCGGGACAATCACTAGGACAGGCAAGCCCAGACGATGGCGGTACAGCAGCCACAGATTACAGGACTAAACAAGCCCAACATTTCCAAAAAGAATTATACGATAATAAGATTAGTATGATAGATGTAACTATGAAAATTTTTGGAGATCCGTATTATCTAGCAGATAGCGGTATGGGTAATTTTTCTAATTCAGGATCGGGTCGATTTAACATAACAAAAACTGGAGCAATGGATTATCAAAGTGGGGAAGTAGATATCTTAGTAAGTTTTAGAACACCGTTAGACTACAACCCAATGAGCGGAATAATGGATTTTGGAAATACTCAACTAGTTTCGCAATTTAGCGGACTGTATAAAGTTAATGAAGTAACTCACAAATTTAATAAAGGTAAGTTCACCCAAGAACTTAAAATGCTTCGTAGAATTAATCAAGCACCGGTGCCAGACACTACTGCTAATAAATCTACGTCACCTGAAAAACCTAAAAGTAAAATTGTTGATTTGTCTAATTCTAAGAACTTTACAGACGGATCACCGAGAACATCAGCATCTGGTGTTGACGCCGCAACAGCAAACCCTAACGGAGAAGTTAGTAAAGTTGCAGTTTTAAATACAGGCAAAGTGGGATTAGTTCCTGGGGCATTACCTGCTGGTGCATCGCAACTATTTGGAAAACTAGGATCGGGAACATATGGACAATAACGGAGAATTAAATGCCTGAATTAAGTCGCACCTCGGAAAGTGCATCAAGCGGCCTGGACTCGGGCCCGTACCTTGCGAGGATTGTTAGTAACATGGATCCTAAGTATATGGGAACATTACAAGTGCAGTTACTTAGGGACGTAGGTAATAGTCCTAATAGAGAAGGACAAACTATTCCTGTAAAATATCTAAGTCCGTTCTACGGAGTCACTGCACTTGAACACGCTGATAAAAATGACAATTACAACGGAACACAAAAGAGTTACGGTTTTTGGGCAGTACCACCCGATGTTGGTACATTAGTAGTTGTTATCTTTATTGAGGGAAAAGTAGAACAAGGGTTCTGGATAGGTTGTGCTCAAGACGAATATATGAATTTTATGGTGCCAGGTTATGCGGCAACTGAAATAAACAACGGCACTACCAAAGGTAAAAAAGTAGTTGCAGAATACAACAAAAATTTAAATCCAGGAACGCACACTGATACAACTTTAATTAAAAAACCTATACATCCGTTTACTGATGTATTAGGCTTGCAAGGACTTGCAACAGACGAAGCACGTGGTACAACAACTAGCAGTGCTAGACGAGATATGCCAAGTAACGTATATGGATGGAGCACTCCTGGACCGGTAGACAGACGATCAGGCGCTAAGAAAGGTAAAGTAGGGCATAGTCAAAGTGGAATTACCGGAGCATTTGTAAGTAGACTTGGCGGTAGCAGTTTTGTTATGGATGACGGAGATCCTAACTTTTTGCGTACTGGACCAGCAAGTGAAGGCCCGCCTACGTATGCTGCCGTTGAAGCAGGCGAAGCAGGCGACCCTACTATTCCACAAAATGAACTAATTCGCCTTAGAACTAGAACTGGGCACCAAATTCTTTTACATAATAGTGAAGATTTGATTTACATTGGTAATGCTCGTGGTACTGCATGGATTGAATTAACTAGTAATGGAAAGATTGATATCTATGCCGCAGACAGTATTAGTTTGCATACTAAAGGTGATTTTAATGTCACTGCTGATAAGGATATTAATTTAAGTGCTGGCGGAAAAGTTAATATTTTAGCGGGCGATGTTATGCACCTAGATAGCGGAGCAGCCATGGAAATTCTTAGTGGTGCTGATACTAAGATTACAACTAGTGCAACTACACACATTAACAGCGGCGGTAATCATTTAGAAACAGCCGCTCAAATACACATGAACGGCCCTGATGCCGCCACAGCAGGCGCAGCCGCTAAACCGCCAAGGGTTCCGCAAGCAGAACCGTGGGACGGACATGAGAACTTATGGGGCAAGCCACTTCCGACTTCGCTCGATACTTTTAAGAAAGTTAGCAAGAAATAAATATAATATGCCAATAGAACGCGGTTTAATTGTTAGTACAGTAATCCCAGCAGGACTTAAAGAGTTTCCTAGTGCGGGTTCACGAACATATAGGGGACTAAGTACTGCCTCTGAAACAGGTAGTTTTGCCCTATATGACATTGCTTTAATAAAACAAGATTTAGTTAATCACTTTCATATTAGACAAGGTGAAAAACTAGAAAATCCTATGTTTGGCACTATTATTTGGGATATGCTATTTGAGCCGTTGACTGAGGATGTTAAAGATATGATCCTTGAAAACGTTACGGAAATTATTAATTATGATCCTCGTTTAGAAGTTGGAACTGTAACAGTTTCTGAATATGAAAGCGGTTTACAAATAGAATGCGAACTAACTTATCTACCTTATAACATATCAGAGCAACTGCGTTTCACCTTTGATCAAGACAACGGAATTCTTAGTTAATTAAATACCCACATTTTTACTCACGATAAATAACATGTGAGGGACCATATATGGGTAGTGTAGATAGACAAAACAGATTAATTGCCGCAGAAGACTGGAAGAAGATCTACCAGAGTTTCCGCAACGCAGACTTCCAAAGTTACGACTTTGACAACTTACGCCGTACGATGATTTCGTACTTGCGTGAAAATTATCCTGAAGATTTTAACGATTATATTGAGTCAAGTGAGTACTTGGCCCTTATCGATCTTATTGCTTTCTTAGGTCAAAACTTAGCATTTAGATTTGATTTAAATGCTCGTGATAACTTCCTTGAACTAGCAGAACGCCGCGAAAGCGTTCTACGTCTAGCACGTCTACTATCCTACAATCCTAAACGTAATATTCCTGCTAACGGCTTGTTAAAAATGACAGCCATCACTACTACAGAAGAATTAGTTGACAGTAATGGTAGAAATTTATCTGGTCAAGTAGTAGTATGGAATGACCCTAGTAACACTAACTGGTACGAACAGTTCATTAAAATTATGAATAGTTCTATGATCGATACTATCCAGTTTGGTCGTCCACAAGACAAAGCAGTAATTAGCGGTATACCTACAGAGCAATATCGCTTCAACGGCACAAACACCGAAGTTCCTGTCTACGGATTTACTAAAAATGTAGACGGTAGAAACGTAAACTTTGAAGTTGTATCTTCATTGTTTAAAGACTCTGATAAGATTTACGAAGAGCCGCCATTTCCGGGCACTAACATGGCGTTCTTATATAGAGACGATGGTGGTGGTCCTCCTAGTAGTAACAC